TACGTGGAAGTATTCCAAATCATCGAAAATTGCTGAAATTTCAGAAGAAACGATGATCCAGTTAGCACCACCTCTCAAGGTTGACTTGTGGATTTGTGCAGAAAGTTGATTGATCGCAGTGATCAATGTTTGGTTCCAATCCTTCTGTGTGTACTGTGTCAATGGGTTAGCAGAGGTACCTCTCTTCCATCCATTGTAATCCCATCTTAACTGCCAAGCCGCACCTTTTCTAAGGTCTCTGAGGATTTCTCTGTCGATTTCAGCTGCAACTTGTTCTGACAACAAAGCTGTTAATTCTGCCTCCGCATCGATGTTATGGAAAGCCGCTACGTCCTGAGCAAGTTCAGGTGACCATTGTGCTCTCAATTTTCTTTCAGAAACTGAAACTGTAACAGACTCAAGATCGAATGAAACTTCACCGATTCTGTCCTCAAATTCCAATTCTGCGTAGATTCTGTAAGTAGCGGTAAATTGTGATCCAGCAACCGATGTACCAGCAAAAGTTGTGGTTAATCCTGAATATCCATCTAACGAACCAGATCCGATACTACATGGTACCTGAAGGTCAACTTCTAAATAGATTTTACCGGTAGAGTCACAGATATTGTCATAAGTACCACCATTAGCAGTGTTAGTTTGACCAAATGCTGTGGTTGTTTGTGATCCGTATTGAACGATTCCTTTACCGTATTTTTGAGTAACAACTCTGAATAGTAAGTTACCACCACCTGCACCTGAGAAAGCACCTCCAGCACTGGTTACTGCATTAATTCTCAAGTCAGAAAGGAAAGTTTCACTATCAACCATGTTACCATCAGGGCCGATGAGTTTACCATAACCACCATTACTAAAACCTGAAAGAGTTAATAAAACTTTTCTATATTCACCTGCGCTATAACCTGAAGCTTGTAAATCACCAGTTGTACTGTTCCATACTTGTGTGACAACATCGGTTGAGGTAATAGAACTATATTGACCTTTTGAATAATCAAATAATCCAGGAGGGTCAAGTGCCGCTTCGTTACCTTCATAGAATCTATCATAGAGGTTTTTACCATCGTTAGCACCGTAACCTTGATTTGGGTTGTTAACTGAATCAGCAAGTGCTTCAGGTGATCCAACAGGTGGATAGTGTTGGTTCAAACTATTTGCTGTATCATACGCCTGAATTTTTGGAACGAAGTAGAAAAGTTTACCGATAGGTAAGTTCATCGCTTGGACAGAAACGATATCGTTTGCCAAAAGCTTAGAGAAAACTCTTCTGATGATTGGGAAAACAACAGTTTCAAAAGAACCTGATGAATCTGTTGATGCCGCTTCGTTGATTAAGTGAGATGCTTGGTTCTCATAAAGTTGAGCCATGTTTTCTTTTAAGTGACCACCCAACCCTTCGAGAAATCCTAATTTATCCCATTTGTTTATAGTGTCTTCTTTGATAACTTTGAGGTGCTTAAGACCGATGTTACCAACTAAACCACTTTCTAATAATGCTCCCATATTAATTTTTTTTTGTTTAGTTTATTTGTTTATTTTGTTCATTAAATCTTTCATTCTGAGGAACTGTGCGTTCTCATAAGTTTTTGACTCAACGAGATTTGTCGAACCTTTCTGTGGTGTTTTTTGTATTTTGTTTGCCACTGATTCGGTTACAACAGTTGTGGAATCACTCAATTCATTCTTAATTGATCTGTAAAGATTTTTAGATTCCTTTAATGTTTCAACATTATCGAATCTCTTAAGAATATTGATTTTTTCCTTTTTGGTTGTTGAATGTTCTGTGAACAATCTTGTAGCGTAAGCTAAATTTGAGTTGAAAACCGCAACCTCATTTAATTTAGTTCTGAAAAGATCAAGTGCTTTTTTGTATTCCTCATTTTTTTCTTTGAGATTAGCGATTTGTCTTTTGTAAGATTCAACCTCTAAATGACGAGGTGCCGCTTTGGGTTTAGGTAATCCATCCCTTCCCCATTTTTTTCCATTACCCAAGGTTCTAGCCGCTTCCTTGGCTTCTTCTTTGTGTGCCTCACCTTCGTGAGCCTCTTCGTAAGTTTCTTCTAACTCAACTTCTTCCTCTTCCTCCTCGTCTTCTTCTTCGTCAAATTCAATTTCGTACATCACTTCTTCTTCTTCGGTTTCCATTTCTGAAACTTCTTCAGTTTCCATTTCTTCTTCATCCTCCTCCTCATCTTCCATGTCGTGATCTTCACCTTCCAATTGAATTTCATATTCTACATCTTCGTTTTCATCTTTAAGGTGAATTTCGTTATCATCTCTCTGAACGATAACGCCATCTTCGTCACCCATCAATTTGAAAACCTTTACGAGTTCTTCGTCACTCATGTTTGTGATGTCGACTAAATCATCGTCTTCACCCTCCATTTCATCTTCGAAATCAAAGTCGAGTTCTTCATCGCCCATAGCGTCCAAGTCTTCTTCTTCGTCTCCGAATTCAGCAGGAAGGTCAACGTCCATTTCCTCTTCATCGCCTTCGTCCTCCAAATCGAATTCGACTTCCTCTTCACTTCCCTCGTCACCGAGATCCATTTCAAGTTCGTCATCTTCGAGTTGTTCTTTAACCTCTTCGGTATCATTACCTAGAGATTCTTTTACTAAAGATGAGATTTCTTCCTTCATAACTGAAGCAAGTATTCCTTTTGCGTTTTTTGAGATAGACTCCTCCAAGCTTTTCAACTGTAGAAGTGTATCATCCAATAAAATTTCTTTTTTGCTCATTTTCTATTTTAGTAGATTTATTTTTTCTAAATAAATATACCAATATATAGAAAAATTAACTTTTTGTGTTATTTTAAAATAATATCAATAAAAAAAGGAGGTCGAAACCTCCTTTTACTTTTCAATTACTTCGTTGATTTTACTTTCGGTGGCACTTGTAATTCGCCAATCTTCAGTGTATTTTTCAAAAATCTTTGTGACCTTAGCTTCAACATCCGTCACATTGTAACCCCTCACCAATTTCTCTTCTCTTGTCTTCTTCACCTTTCCTGTTTGAATATCGACAGTTTCGAATTGGATTTTTACCACAAAATATTTCTCATCCATAGTGTTAAGTTTTTATCTACCCAAAAAATCGGAAAGTTTGTTCATTAAATCAAGCGATTTACCAAGACCTTTTTCAGATTCGGGTTTTCTTAAATTCTTTTCTTCTTCTATGTTTTCTTCGTAGTTATTTTTATCTTCAGGTTTGTCGAAAAGATATGCACCAGGTGTTGAAGGTGAGGATACGAGGTCGAAACAAATAAGTTCGAAATCATCTTGAACTTCATTTTGTTCACCTTTCTTTTTCAATGTACCCACCCCTCTTGAAGAAATACCCATCGTACATCCTTGTCTCATAAGGTTTGCTGCAATATCTCCGGGTGTTGAGACGATACCTCTTTCGTGAAATCCTGGTGAGGTGAGTAATCTTAATTTACCCATTAGTGTATTATTGTCCCACCACACATCATCTATTATATGTGAAACTCTTTCTAAATCCACAATAGAAGATTCGGGGTGATTGAGTTCAGAAAGGGATGTACCCTTTTGAATCATTTTTTTATAATTATCAGCCTCTCTTTTGAGTATTCTTTCGGGGTATAATCTTCCGTTTCTGTTTGGAGTATCGTACTTTTGCAATACAGCGTAAAAAATAAATGGTTTCGAGTAATCTCTAATATTTTTTGACTCTGACAGAATTTTTTGGTTTTCAGGATGTGTTGGTGAGATAAATCCAGCATCGTGTTCAACCAAGATACCTTTACCTATTTCGTGTGCTTCGAGTACTCTTAATTCTTCTTTCATATTTTTTTATATATAAATATTATTGATCTGAGTGTTTTTGAATTTCATCATCAATTAGTTTAGATATTCTCATATTGAATAAGTTTTTAAATTTTTCCATATCATTACTATTATTTATTGCGTTGGGAAATTCAACAATACCTCTAAAAGACAAAGCATAACCAACTGATGGGTTTTCCCATATATAATGCATATAATTACCTGCCTCATCATTTGCTAAACTTATTGTATCTGAAACCCAATCATTCATGACATTTGTCAGATCCATTGTCCACTCATTTGTTAAATCTTTTTTTGTTTTTTTAATAGATTTTTTATCTATTTCTAAAAAGTTTGCAATATTTTGAATTACCTTATTATAAACTTCTTTGTAAAAAAGTTCCGTATAAGTCGACTTGAGTGTTTCACACATTTCTACGTATGTTACTGAATTGGCCGGAATAATTTTTTTTAATTTTTCACTATTGTCATCAGATAGTAAATTCCATATTTGTTTACAATTAATTCTTAACTTTTCACCATCGAGTAGAGTGATAACGTTATCATAGTTATCATACTCAAAAATAGGAATAAGTTCTTCAGTGTCTGGATACCAAATATATTTATTCCCTTCTTTTTTAATATGATTATTAAACATTTTGAGAATAAAATCTAGTACTTTTTGATCACTAAAAGAAGATAAGTATTTAATAACGCTTTGGGTAAATCCAATAGATGACATCCTAACTAAGAGTTGGTTAGGAATTATTTCACCTTTTTTTGTTAAAGCGTCAATAAACGCATCAGCATTCCCTAAAAAATAAATATCAATTAAATCTTTCAGAGAAATTTCTTCTAAAATTTTTAAATACTTTTCAATCATATTGATAAATATGATTTATACAATAATTTTGGTGTTTTCAGATGATTTCGATAAATGAAAAGAAAAGTATCTGTTTTTGTTAAAACTATTCTTTATGACGTGTTTACAAATATTTTGTAAGGACTTTTTTAAATCATCAGATTTAAAGTCGATATATTCATCCAAAAATAAGGTAATTTCTAAATTCATAAAACTTCTCTTACCTTCTTGAATTCCTGATGTCCTGAGATCCAAATCAACAATTGTTCTTCCGTTGAATATTTTCGGGTCGATAACGTCCAATAATTTGTGTTTAATGTCTCTTCTCAGAGTGTTAACAACCGATGTCCAAGACTCAAGATCGCTTATAGGTTCAATCCATGATTGTATCGTAAGATAAATGGATTTCATCGATTTAAAATCCACAGTACCATAGTTTATTTTGTAATCTTTAAAACCGTTAATCTTAATTGATTTTCCCTTCTTCATAAAATCCCTTCATGTAAAATAGTTTATTTTTTAAAAAATATACCAAAAAACGACCATATTGTCAAAAAATGAAAAAAAACATAGTATTTATCATTACATATAATAATACATGTTAATAGTAAAAGTAGATAAAAAAAATATTGAGTCAGCTCTAAAAACCTACAAATACAAAGTCTATAAAACCCAAATTCATAAAAAATTGTGGGAGAATAAAGAATATATTAAAGACTCTGTGAAGAATAGGGAAAAAATGAGTAAAGCCAAATATGTGAACGATAAGTTCAAGAAAGATTAATTAATCTCATTCAAGAACTTCCTCAACTCAAACAAAGACTTATGTGAATTATCATAAGAATTTAATTTGTTAGTGAGTTGATTCATCTTTTGTTCTTCAATTGTGTCTTTTTTGAACACATCCAAAATTTCTTGTTTGGTTTCACTGATAAGATCAGATAGTTGTCCATCGGACATTTCTTTAATCTCTTTGATCATAGACAATTCCTCTTCAGATAAATTTTCCAACAAAGGTTTGATCTTGGAATTTGCAACATCTATCTGTAAAGATAAAGGTAATAAAATTGATTCGTGAACCTCTTGTTTTTTCTGTAGACTTTCCAAGATAGAAAGTTTATTGATGACTTTTTTCTCGATATTTTTATAGAAAATGATCTCATCAATATGTGAATAGTTATTATCACCTTCGATTAGGTATTTCGAAATACCATTTCTTTTGTAGATCTCTTTCAATCTATTTATAGATTCATTCAAAAACATTTGACTGAATTCCTTATCCCACCCTTTATTAGATGAAAGTTCATAATAGATGTTAACGGCCTCTTTGAGTTCGTCATTTTTTAAAACTTCTTTTCTAAATTCAGAAAAGGATTCTTTAAAAGAATTGTTATTGTACGCTTCGATTAATTTGTTTTCGAATTTGGTGATGTAACTTCCTAATGTTTTCATAACTAATAAATATTACGATCTCAATAACTCGTTAAGTTTTGTATCGATCTCTTGTAAAGATTTTTTCGCTTTGTTTATGTTTAATTCCACAAGACCATTTAACATATTATCTTCTAATATAAGATTTTCGTCTCTTTCTTTGGATTCAGGTGTTACTTCACCACCTGCGGGGGGAGCTTCAGGTGTTTCAGGAGTTTCCGCCGCCGGTTCAGGTGTAGAACCTAATCCACCACCAAGATCACCTAACGAAGTGTTAATCTCCTCACCACCACCAGGTGTGGTTTCTTCACCTGCACCACCTTCTTCTTTTGGTTTTCCATTACCATAAAGCTTATCGATATTATCGAATATTCCAGTTTTGGTAATTACATTTGGAGTCTCTTCAAGTTCTTTAGCAACAGCTTTCTCGATTCTTTGTTGTTGAATATCCAACTTAATCTCTTCATCACTAAATCCAAGAATATGTTTCTTAGCCCAAGATGAAGAAACGGCTTGAATACCATTACCTGGATCTCCTACAGCGTCTTTATAAAGAGAAATTTTAGATTGTAGTTGTTCGATCTTCAACATATCTTGTTGTGTTGAAGGGTTGGTAAGTCCTAATGTGAAGTTACTTAATTCATCTTCGAACCCAAGAATATAGAGATGAATAATTGCAATTTTATTCAACTCTTGAATCATAGCCTGTTGAATTCTGTTGATAGTCCTTGCGAATCTAATATCCAAAAGTGCCAGATTTTTACCATCACCTACTACTTCTTCGAAACCCAAAAACGCTTTTGGAATTCTCAAAGCTGTCAATAGTTTTTTCTGAATATATTCAATATCCGCAATCTCACTTAAGTTTTGAGCTCCGGGTAATGTATCGATAGGGTTCGGAGCGTTAGGATCACGAACAGGGATGAAATAATCCTGATCAACTGCCATTTGGTTGTATCTCATATCGACATTACCATTTTTGGGATCGACGATTTGGTCTCTTTTAAATTTACCAGCCACCCTCTGTACGTACGCCTCAACATCTTTGTCATCCATGTTTCCAACGTAAATTTTGAAAACCCTTCTCTCAGGTGCTCTTGAAGTTCTGTATATCAACATAGCGTCCTCTGATAAAAGAAGTTGTTTCCATACTCTTCTTGCCTTTTCTAACATAGAAGTACCATATGGTAGCTTTGAATCATCACCCAATAACCTAAAGTGAGCTACTTCCCATGTGTTGAATTCGATATTTTTATTCTTCCATGTAAAAGTGAGATGTTTGTTTTCAACACCTGTGTTTTGAGCTGCTGTATTAACAACCATCCCCCTCTCGAATCTTTCTATTTCTATATTTGGAAGTTGTTGAACCCCCATAATTCCTTGTTCAGGATCTATTTTTAAGTAACAAAAATTATCACCATACTTACATGTATTACGAGTCCACATAGGTAAATTGGTGTTAATATCTAATCTGTTATTAAATAAATCAGCCAAAATACTTTTAATCCTGTTAGATTCTGAATATATTTGTAGGATAAATCCATTTTCGTTTGGTGTGGTAGATTCCTCAGCATATACATCTAAAGCTGCGGAAATCTCAGGTGTAAACTCCATAGATTCATAATCGTAATATGATGCCAATCTTGTTGGTTCATAGTACACCGCTTGAGTATATAGGTTATTCTCTACCTTAGACCACTGATTTGCCAAATACAAACTTTGTTGAGCTTGTAATTTTTCTTTTTCATATTCCGCCTTCGAAGTAGTTCTTAATACTTCTTTTTTATCAAATTTATATTGAGGAACCTGTTGGTTTAAGGTGGAATCCGGCCCGAAAACTCTAGAAAGTCTTTGCCAAATTGTATATTGTTGATTTTGTTGTGCCATTATAGTTAAAATAATCGTTTTTCAAATAAATACAATATTATCTTTTCATTCCACCGAATAACCATAAATATTGTTCAACATCTTTCTGAGAATAGGATTTATTATTGGATTGATTTGAATTCGCATAGTAAGATGGTACACTTGGATTTACATAATCTTGTTTAAATTTAACTGATTCGTTAACCGTCCAAGAATCGATCATTGCCTTTGCTTGTTCAGTAACTTTAGTTAATTTAGAAAAACTACTTTCGGCTACGTACATAGCCATAGCACAAGACATAATTAAGTCGTCGTGTTGACCTTTGATGTGGTCAGGTCTTCCGTTTATATACACAAAAGTTAATAATTCATTGTATAACCTTGAAGACTTTATTTTAAACCCATGTCTGATCCATTCTTCAAAAGTTGCAATAATTTGAACCCGTTTGTTGTTAAAATTAATACCTGGTATTTTTTCAGTAACCTTTGGGTCGAATTTCCATAAGTCACCAGGTGTTTGACCATCAATATATAAGTTTTTAAAACCCAACTCTTGCATCTTTCTCGAAGTAGAAACACCCATACCACCAGTGATATCTATCACGACAAACGCATTATATCTCTGAGCCCACTTCATGGCGATTTCCGCGGCAATATCAGGTGGAACCTTATCCAAATACTCAACCACTTGTTCCCTTTCATCGAAGTCTATGATATTGAATGTTGTAAAATCTTCAGAATCACCTCTCGATACGTCAATACCCATAATATACTTGTGATCCATGATAGGTTCCTTCCATACCCATAAAGCACCTCCCATCAATCGATCTATAGGGTCAGCTATGTCATTCTTTTTTATTTTTTCCATAGTTCCGGAATCGATAACGTTATCACCCGACCCCAAAAAGTTACACTCCAATTCCTGAGACACTTTTCTTCGGTCATATTTCAATTTCTTAACCATAGTCTCAAACCACGAAGAACATGGTTTATAACCATCATTAATTTTTTCAACAACAAAACTTAAATCTAATTCCCACCCAAAAGAGTCTAATCTAATAACATGTTCTTCTTCCGAATAATCATCTTTATTAAGTAAATAATGGACAATATCTTTGGTTTTTACTAAATATAAATCTTTTGTATATCTTGGATCTCTATACCAATACATTTCAGAGATCTTGAAATCATTCATCCCTCTTAATGCCTGATCGTAAATTGAATAGTAAATTTGATCGAATCCGTTGGGTGTTGATATTACAATTACTTTACCTCCCGTAGAAAGAGAGGCCATACAAGCCGCCCAAAAATCATCATCGGCTTCGATATATGCCGCTTCGTCAAACACCAATATGGTGGGGGTATAACCTCTAAGAGCGTCTTTCGAGGTTGCAACGGCTTTAACTTCACATCCATTAGTTAATCTAAAATGTCGTTGTGAGTTTTTATCTGAGGAAAATGAAACACCAAACCAATCAGGCCATTGGTCTTGGAATGATCTTATTTTATCGGCCATACCAACCGCGGTGTCCAACTTGTTGGCAATAATAAGAATTTTCTCAGGTTTACTTTTCGGAGCGGTTATTAATTTTTTGGAAATCCAAGCTGCTGTAACTGTTGAAACTCCAGCCTGTCTGTACTTCAGAGCGATATTTTCCTCAAAATTTTCAAAATCTTCAATAAGTTTGATTTGGTCAGGAAACAACTTCAGGGGTACAAACCCCTGAACTGTTTGGTCATAAGTCTTGAGATACGTCTTTAAAGCGTATTCAGGACTTTTGACACATTTGGCATATTCTAATAAT